GCAAAAAAGAGAAAAAACCACAAACCGCACATAGGTGCGCAGGGGTGAAATTTTCTAACTGCAGCTAATTAGCATAACATACCAGCAAGTCGCCGATATGTATTCGCACTCAAGTTCAAGTGCACAACGCGCAGCTGTTTGGGCGCGACAACAGCAAACCGTGGCCATTATGGCTCATCAGTCAAACCCTATTGACGTGACGCTGGGCACACCGCGTCACTCTATGGTGGCACAGTCCCAGAATGCTGTATCATCTGGGGACAGTTATGCCCCGCAGTGGGCCGAAAGACGGGCCCCGAGCGGGCCGGGATACGACCTGTTTAACCGCTTCGAGATGATTGCAGACCGTGAGCTCGAGCGTGCTGGTTTAGCAGCGCCACGCACAACACACCGCAGTGAGGACGCGAATAGTTCGGCGAGTTCGACTACGAGCGCGAGACATTCACTGTTTAGCGTGCAACCACAAAGCACCGCTGGTGATGCAATGAGTGCTGGTGCCGAGAGTGACGACAATGATGATCATGACTACGAGAGCGACGATAGTTATGCCGATGATGCGCGCTCGGCTGGTGATGATACCCTGTGTGACATGCGTGCACACACCCAGTACCAACATGAACTGCACGAAGAGAACCTACTTGATGAGGCGGATGATTACATCCATTCTGCTGCGCTTAACCGGGCTACACCCCCACTCTGGCTAGCCGATACTCACCCGATAACTGAATCGGCCATTGAGGTCCGGTACGACGTTTACTACGACCAGTACCACAGTGTAACCACCCCAATTTACCCGGGCCCCGGTGCTACACTGCATGAAGATTTAGTGCTCGACGTTGGCCCTTTGTTCGCCACGGACCGAACCTCCCAAGCCCCGATAGCATCACGCACTGGGTCACTTGAGTATCAACTGGAATTGCAGGTCGCTGCCATGGCAGCGGGGGACACGGATTTGGTCGTCAACATGATCAAGCTCGAACGGTCAAGTAGCCCTGCAACACCGCAGGACAAGCAGTCTGACCACAGCGAAGACCAGATTGTTGGAGTGTCAAGTCGCAGACACCCTCTACCTGACCTGGCATGCCCAATCTGCTTCGAGCCGCAACGTTCGCGACGCTCACTCGCCGCCCACCGGAGCTCATCGCACCCTAAACAAGTGTGTAGCCAGGCACACTGTAGCTACTCCACTGACGTGCCGGCTGACTTCGCCTTCCATATGGATGAAGAACACCCCATTATGGGTTGTGACTCAACAGGTTGCGATTACACTACACGCAGCAGTCAACTACACTGGACTCACATGGTCGGACACTTGAGCTGTACGGTATGTGGGTTGTTGAGTACTAATCTGGCGGCGGCTGCTGATCACACTCGCGAACATGCTAGAAAATGGGCTTGTTCACTATGCAACGAGCCCTTCGAGGACGCGATCGGCCTTAATGAGCATAACCAGGATGTTCACCTAACCCGCTGCTCGCAGTGCGACATCATTGTACGAGATAAGAACGAACTGCTGGATCACTGCCATGAAGCTCACCCGTACTTACGGTGTCGTGAAGTAGGCTGTGCATTTCGCACATTCGACCCACCGGAGCTGGCAGCGCACCATGAGTGGCATGATCAATACCCGCTATCATTCTTCGTGGTGAAATTGCAGTGCCCTGATCTGGGTTGCAACCACGTGGCATCGAGTCACGAGATGGCAGCGCTGCATTACAACACTCACCTGCAAAAACCAAATTACGCATGTGATAGTTGTGATGCTTGGTGCCACAGCCACACTGCCCTGACGAGGCACTCCCGGATGCACAAGCAGGTGGAGGAGAATCTGCGAGAACAACCTTTGCTCCAACAAGCGCCCACAACAGTGGCCGGCGATGCGTGCAAGTGTCCACACTGTGCATTCACGAGTAGATCAAAAGCTGAGTGGCAAAATCATATAAATATTAACCACCGTTCATCACAGCATCTAGCGTTACCTTGCAGCTTGTGCGACAAGGTGTTCACTGGCACAAATGCAGTCCGCAAGCGCCATTGTCACATACGTGACTGGCACGAAAAACCGCACCGCTGTAGTAAATGTAAGGCACGGTTTGGCCAGTCTCGAGATCTTGAGCGTCATAAGGCGACACACGAGGCAGACAGGCCCCGACACCAGTGTCAGGTCTGCCACGAGACATTCGCAAGGCTGGACCATTTACAACGACACGTTAGACGGCGTCACACGTAGTGGCACAACACTGGTACGTTGGCATGCTTGTGGTATTACCGCAGTACCTGCCACCCTAATTTGGGATTGCTGCTAGCAATGCACAAGTACCAGTAACATGCTGCCGGACACAACAACCAAACCATTGTTGTGGTACCGAGCAGTGTAGTAATTAATTATTTAGGCTTGGCCTACCCTAAATGGC